CCATTTGTTCTGGAGTTAGGGGGTTAAAATGAATCTGCCTTCCTGGCCATTCAGGCCAAGGAATTACAGATTTTATATACTTATTTGTGAACCAAGAAACGGCTCCCAAATAAGGATTTGCTTGTTTAACAGGACAGGGTCCACCTTCCTTGAAAACAGTTACTGTATCCGCATCGATTACCCGTCCAAGGTAATCGGGGGGGAGTATATCCTTCCAGGGGTTAGTCGCCACTAACTCCTTGTAGTAATATTGAATGGACTCCTCCTTCGCAGGAGATCTCCAAAGATTATAACGACGTAGCATCTCGGCTTTTAGCCAGGATTCCACATCTTTACGAGAACCACCCCTCGAGTATTGGCCAGCAATTCTCGAGCGGGATTGGTTTACAGAAAAGGCTTTCTGAACACTGGCAGGTAGTTCATAAAGTCCATAAATATAAGAAACAGGAGAATTATAAGTTGTCTTTGCTTCTTTTAATGATAATGGCTTGAGGCGTGGGGGACCAACCTTCCACCCTCGGGCCATCATTTGAGATGGTTCTGGTGCATCAAGGAAAGATACATCAACTCCATATATAGTAGGTTTTTGCCAACCCCCGGCCCACCAGGGTAGCTGAAACTCTTCTTCAGAGAATTCATAACCAAAAAAGTTATGTAACCTCTCTACAAGACCAACCTCTTTTCCATTCCACGGAGAAGAGGCTAAGTACCAAGATTCCTTTGCGACCATTAAACATGGTGCTGCAAAGGGAATACGACGTACGTACCTCCAGTAAGATTCCTTACGGCCGAGATACGAGTTACTATAACGCTCACAGAGGCAACCAACTTGACCCCTGTAGCTTTTTTCATTCTTTTTAAGCAGCCCAAGGCCACTTAAAAGGTCTTCTTCTTCTTGTTCGTAGGCGAGGATGACATCCTCCTCCGAACTAGCAATTACGCCATCATCATTGTAAAACAATGCTGTTGGACGTTTTATCAAATCATCTGCAGCATCCCAGAGAAATAACTGGAACGCTGCACATTGCATTAGTGTAGTGAGTGCATTGGCCATACCTAACCCGTGCCCTCGCTTAGTTTCAACATGAGTTCCATCTGGAAGGATGTAAGTCATGTCAGAATAAATTCCCGTATAGTCCCAAGCAGGACAATTCGGAAACTTTCTTTTAAGAACTCGAAAGATAGCGTGTAGTATCCAACGAGGTTTTGTAATA